TGCCTGAACAACTGCTAAGTAACCACAATCAACTTGCGAAATTTCACTCATTTTTTTAAATTATTATGTTAGACAAACTTTTTCTCTTGTGCGTATTTCAAGATTTTAACGCGATTCTCTGGAGTTAAAGTTTGATCTTTTGACATTGTGACAAATTCCGCTTTGTCTTTAGGCATTTTGAGATTACCGCTTTGGCTAGATGTACCGTTTGAATTACCGGATGAATTCCTTTCCTCTGCGGTCTTAAAATCAAAATATTTCTCGGCGTGTCCTTTGATATGATCCTGAAAGGTAACATCGAAGCCATGCTCATTTTTAAGGGGCGTACCATCTTCTTTGATGATGATGAAATTATCCCCGTCTTCCTGATAGTTAAACCTTGCAATCTCGTTTAAAAGAACTTCTTTTAAAGCCTGGGCCTTGTTAGCATTTTCGGGAAGGATCGGTTTAAGATTATCAAATTCGGAAAGTGCTTTTGCTTTTACCTTATTGAAAAGGTTTGCCTTATTGATTTCCTTTTCTTTGGCGTCCATTTTGGTCTGCCATTCCTTATCCTTTGCCCTGATAGCTTTATCTTTTTCGTTAAGAGCCTTAATAACTTCGGGGTGTTTTAAAACCTCACCCGGATCAGCCTTTTGAATCTCAGCGACTTTTGTCTCAACAATTTGATCAAATAACTCAACTCCAATTAAATCAGAATCAATCTCATACTTTTCTTTGAGTTCCTTTTCCAGCTTCTGAGCTCCTTCTTTTAAGCCTCTGTTGTACTGGTTTGTACTGGTAGATGAAAACTTTGATACTCTTTCAGCATCTTTACGTTCAATCAAAGAAAAATCGTTCAATTCTCCGGCTTCGTTATAAAGGCCTGCCAATTCCTCAGAGGTGAGTTTTAAGACTTTCACCGCAAATGTCTCAAATGCTTCCGCATTAATTTTTTTATCCATTTTTTTGTTTTTTTGGTTCTACTTTTTTAATAATTTCGATAGGCTTTTCAATTGTCGGAACTGGCTTTAGTTTCTTCTCCATCATTTCAACGACTGTAAATCTTTTTGCCCAGTCACGAGCAACAATATCTTTCCAGGTCTTTTCATCAACTACCTGTACTTTCTTTGTTTTCTTTGAAGTGATTTCGTAGATCATTGCTTTTTAGATTTTGATTTCACAGGAGTTTTGCGAACTTTCTTAACTGATTCGGCTGTTTTTTCCGTTTCGTCTGCAGGCGGTAATGTTTCTGTCTTAACTTCTGCCTTTACAGTTTCCGGCGCAATAGTCTTGATTTCTTCAACCTTTTCGGTCTTTAGAGGAATTGGTTGGGTAACTTCAGGAGGAAGTTTCTTTTTAAGTTCAATAGGCTTGTCGGGTTTCTGAACTTCATAACCTCCAAAATGCTCAATGGCAATATCAGCACAGGCGCGTCCCATTAACCTTATTCCGTTCTTGAATCTTACTTCTACTTTTTCCATAACTCAAAATTTATTTACCAAAATTACAACTAAACTTTTAATTATATGATATAAATCATTAAATTTATTGATAAATGTCATATTTTTTTAAATAAACACAAAAAATTAATCACTTCCTTTTAACTCAGGTCTCATTTCAAATGCCAGTTCGTCACCTATAAATCCTAATTGGTGACGACATCTGTATCCACCCCTATCTACAAGAGGTTGATAACCTGTATAACCCAAATATGAAGGAATATCGTATATATTTTTCTGTTTAATCTCATACCCTTCTGGATAAGTCCCCATGTAAGGCTTCCAAGTATCCCAATCAGCAGCCTCTTCACGGCTCCAGACTTTATTATTATGGCATACGCAAAAATCCCGGGAATCTTCAATTAATCCGCCTTGATAGATGAAATACTTTAACTCAAATTCATCTGCTAATGTTGAATTATAAGCGGCATCGTATTGTTGATATAAGTCATAAGCGTATCTCTGATATTGTTTTTCAAGAGCCCCGGTTTTCTCCATCACTTTAACGCCATCTTTTAAAACCTCTTTCGGGACGCCGTTTATCAGATCAGATAATCCTTTAACAAAATCCTTTGAATCTATTTGCCCAGTGACTGCTTTTGAAACATAGTTTTTAATCTGAGTTGCTAATGTCTGGTCTTTTAGAAGTGTTTCGATAAAACCGCCTTTGACCATTTCGCTACCTTTCAGGCCTATCCTTGCATTCATTTTATTTGCAGTAGATTCTATTACCTTATCAAATCGACTGCTTAGATTATCGCTTAAAACAAGTCTGAAATACTTTTCACCTTGTAGTATTAACCCGGTTGTTACTCCGGCAATTTGAGAACTGAGTAACTTAGAAGATACTGCCGTAAATTGTTTATAAATCACATCGACATCAGAAAGGATCTGATAGTTATGTGTCGTGTCAAGTATTTTTCCGTCTTTAACATCCAATTCAGAAAGAATCCCGTAAAGCATTTTATCATAAAGTTCGACCTGGAGTTTAATGGTAGTTCTTTCCATCCGGTCACGATGAAGATCTATAAACTCTTGTTTCTTCTTTAATGCTTCAGAAATCCTTTTTGGTGTTTTCATTTCTTTTGCGTATCAAAAAATTCATGTTTCATTTTACCAATAGTTGTCATTGCTACCTGTAAATCAAAATCATCTTCACGAATATAGCGATAATAATTCTCAATAGCCTTTGTAAGCGTGATCGCTGGCATTATGGTACGTTGTCCCTCTGTGAAGAAGTACAACCCTAAATCACTGTACTTTCTTCGGTATAGCTTTGGTATGAGCTTTTCCGATTCTTGGATTTTCATTTGATAAGTTTTTAAAGTCTCTTGTTGCCCGGCCTTGAGAATATGTATAATAAGACTGTACGTTCTTCGGTTGCTGCATTAACGTCCTGCTTCCTAAATGATCTACCCGAACAGAACAGATAAGAGCGTGTTTAATTCCTTTTGCCTTTAGTTGTTCAACATAAACATTATCAGAAAACCAGAATACGTGCGTTTCATCTAATTCTCCTATTAGTGACCATAGTTTTTTTGAAGTGAATATACACCAGCCAGTTAATTGATACCCGATAAAATAACCCTCATAAGCGTATTCTCCATGCCGGAAAAATCTTTGCCTTTCATCATTTGATAAAGCCGAAGCAGACAAATAACCATTAACCCGCATAATGTCGCCTATCTTTGACCATCCTTTATAAAATATCAAATCATTGTTAGCGAGTATCTGAACGTCTGACTTAGCATATTTCAAACCTAAATTCAGTGCATGGTTGTAATTGAAATTACCTTCATAAGTTATGATCTTATCTACTTTATAAGGATACGGATCGCCAGTCTCCACGACAATAATATTCAATTCTGCATTATCCTGACGTGCTGAATCAATACAGTTCTGAGTGACCTTAATAAGATCGCCTTTGCTTTGTGATATTATGATAAGATCGTAAGTCATTTTACTTTGGTTGCATATATATAGTAAGTCATTGTGTCAATACGGAGCTCAATATGATTTACTTCAAATATGAGTTTTTCAGTAGTAATATAATCCGGTCTAATTCCATAAATTATATCTGCAGGTAAATAGATTGTCAATTTTTTACCTTTTCTATTTTCATAAATTAAAACTACTTTCATAATATATAATCTCCAGTTGTTTGGTTTAATCCAATATGTCGCATTTCAAGATCGGTAAGATAAACAGGTTTATAACCATTTGACTGATAAAATCCGCCTATTGCCTGATCTCCGAGTTTAAAATGATGATAGTCTTCCATAAGTTTTAAGCAAATATTAATCGGTATCATCTGGAAAGCCCCGCCGGTATGAGAGACATAAGAAACATTATAGCCGTTTAGATTGCCTTTGCCAAAAGAACGTGGTGCATAATTTGGATCTAAATTCAGATCAACCGGGGAGCAAACAAACTTAGTTCCGTTTAGTTCATAGAACTTTAACATCTTTTCGATGATCTGATCGGTTACTGTTTCAATGTCGTTATCTAACTTGAGAATAAAATCAAAGTCTTTCAGTCTTTCAACACCTACCCGGAAAGCTTCGGTTATTCCGTAATTCTTATCCAAAGGCACATGATCGAATTTAGACTTTAAATATTCCTGCGTACCGTCCGTTGAACCATTGTCGACAAACAAATGATAATCTACGCTTGTTTTCGAATAGAAACTATCAACTGTCTTTTTAGTTAAATCCAGTCGGTTGTAAGTGATTGTAATTGCTGCTATTTTCATTGAAGTTGCATTTGTTGTTTAATATCTTCGATCAACTTTTCTTTATGTTCCCGTCCATCATATGAGTTATGTACAATTATCATTTCCCCGTTTTCGTAAATTACTTTCGGCCTGCATTCACAGGTAGAATTTTCTGTATGTTCTTTTAAATCATTTACTGGCAAAACATTATACATAACTAAAGTTGGTATTGTCCCGGAATGTGGCAAACAAAGTATTCCGGGGTGTTTATTTTTGTGCCTTTAAATCTAAGTAATTTTTGATTAAAATAAAAATCATGTGCGTATCCCGGCCTATCCCATCTCAAATTAAGGCTTCGTTTGTGGCATACATTAGAGGTTCCACAACCTCCAAGTGCTTTGATATTACAAGCTCTTTCGATCCATTGATCTTTAAAGATATAGTCATTATACCAAACCCATTCATACTCCTTTAACTGCGAATCAATGATTTTAAGGTGATCTTCTCCCCAGTAGTCATCTATATCGCAATAGATGATATAATCCCCTGTAGCATTATCTATACCTGTATTACGAGGCAAATTATCAAAGATTGCTTTATGTTTACATTCGAGCAGTTTTATTTCACTTGCTAAATGTAATAACATTTGAGTAACTATCTGTTTTGTCTTCTCGCATCCGTCTGCAATCACAATCAATTCAAAGTCTTTAAATGACTGTGATAATACCGATTCAATAGCCCTGCATATCTTTTGTTCTAAGAATTGAGCACTCCCAGGATAAGGGATAAGTCGTGATGGCATTATAACTGAGAAT